ATCCTGTTGATGGTGTTGTCATTTCAAAATTAAATGTTATTTTTCTGTTTTCAAACATATCAAGCTCGTTAACTAAACTAACAAAATTTATCTTCTCCTTTACCTCACCACAACAGAACATGTATTGTTTCTTAATCAGCTTCTCAATAGATTCGACAGTCCAAGTTACAATGCGTCCATCCTCAAAGCGAGTTTCTCCGGCTTGGATTATGTTTCCGTTTAAAGCATGCATTAACTTATTCCGATGCTTCGCCAACTCTTGACTCTCCCTACAGCTTATCTCTCCGAATGAAATTTCATCTTTCATTCTCGTTATAAAGGGATGTGGATCATAGGGATCCACCACAATAGTGCGTGAAATTAAATGTTTACGTTGTTTCCTAATCACCTCCTCAACGAGGTAAGTATCTGCGATGGAAAGCTCAGCAAGTGTGTAAACGGCTTTCCATCCTTCTTCTTCATTATACGAAATCTTCAATGGGATCTTATTAGCTTTTGGACGCTTTGTGAAACTTTTCGCAATTTTGTCGTCATCACGTTGCTTCTTGATGTTGTGTGCAACGAGACCTCTAAAAGGTGCTCCAACAAAATGATAATGAATGATCTGTGTCTCATCGCAATCGAAAACGATAGTCTCAACTCCTTTTGACAAGATGTCTAATTGTTGTGCAAATGATAGTGCCATTATTATTATTTTAAATTTGAAGATTTGTGTAATTATTTAGCAGAACGTTCGAATTTGAAGTCCTGCCCGGGTGTGGATTATACCTATGTTGATCTGCGTCTGACGTCGTTACTTATTACATACGATTTAGCAGAGTACTAAATCACAGCTATGAGTTTCATACCCAGCCTTACACGGGAGCTGGTCTCACGGTATAAATACCTAATTAATTCACATACGGCTGGCTTTACCGATTCCTACCGATTGCTCAGTAAGCCTAGTTGCTATCCGCTAGGTAAGCTATGCTTTTAAAGATTTCAAAGATTTATGAAGGTACGAATAATAAATTTCCAATTTGTATTACTTTTGCATCAGAAAATGGGTACTAACGTGGCGTTCATAATTAAATGACTCAAACATAAGTTTTACTAGCTTTGCGCACCCTCGAATAGGTACATGAAGTCTTTTCCATGATCTATTCTTATTCGGTTTTCTGACTCTATTATAATACTCCTATGAAACATCTTAAATTTCCCACTCGACTTCTACATCTTAGATAAATTAATCTTCGC